CGCCCCCAAGCCCGCCCCCAAACCAGCACCCAAGCCTGCCCCTAAACCCGCACCAAAACCCGCGCCTAAGCCTGCTCCGGGAACAGGTGTTGTCATAAAGGTAGTAGATGCTAACAAGGTTCAGGTACGGTACACCAAGCCAGGTGGTGCAGTTGTAACACCCACGGTCACAAAGGCTAAGCACGGAATGAAGTTGAATGAAGTCGTTAATGTTATACTTAAGAAGTCGATGCCATTTGCACTCGTTGGTATTTCCAAGAAGATTTGAAGAACAACTCAGCGCACCTGGATGTCGATATGTTATGCTTAAATAATCTTTTGCCATGTGCGACCGTATGCTGTGTTGCTTTTGTATTTGTCGGAGAGTGCTTGACTAATACCACTTTGAGATGCTTTGGGATACCCAATGGATTTCAGGTACTCAACGGCATCCGCCAGGCTGGTATGGTCATCTTTCTCTAGTTCACCATTGATGTATGATGCACACTTCTTCCGCGCGGACTTCGTGCCATCGCGCTTGCCATTGTCATGAGAGTCCTTCACATTGTCAGAAGCGGTGCCGAGCCGAAGCTTGTGAGGCCGAAAGTCCTCCTTGTCATCGTCTTCGTGGAGGACACTCTCTTCTGGCTTCTTTGCGGCCCACGACTCTTCATGAAATGCCGTGAATGCTAGGATGTGACACATCCAAATCTTCCTGTTGATGCTGACAATAGGATAACCACCACACCACCCCAAACGATTGCCCCATAGGACATTTTCCGCGCCGATACTCGTAATATACTTCACGCGATTCATGTTTGAGATCTTCCAATAGTCTCCTCGTTTGGTTTTTGAACCCTCAATCTCCAACCACTTCTCGCCCTCAAGATTGGGGTATTCCTTGTATGCAAATCCGCGAGTTTTCCTTTGAGCATATCCCTCGATCATGCCCCTGGTAAACTCGCGTTCTTCTGGAGTCTTCGTGGCGTTCATATGCTCGACCCACTCTTTCACGGTCTTCTCTATACCATCCTTGACGACGATAAATGCTGATTTATGAGTCTCTGGCATTATACGATTATTGACCTGACCCTTTTTGCACAACCACCTGATGTTTGTCAGCGCGTCATTCTTCTTTTGCTTGCTAATGATGTGATCGGCCGTATGCTCTAGCGTTGGCGGCTTTCCCAGGAATGTTGATGCGACCGCGCGAGCTACTTGTATATTGCGTCGATTCCCATCATTGTCATACACAGTACACATATTGTACTCTCCTTTGCCATAACTTGGCGTCTTTCCTGACTTTTTGTGCTTGATGACACCGAGTGCGTCACACGTGTACTTGCTGAATATGACATGTGACTCGTCGTCGAAGTAATACTCAAGTGTCTCTTCCATATATGTATTTTATTACAAGGTATGAGTTCTTTATAACTCAGTTTTAATCGATATGAGCAAATGACAACAAATGACATTCAAGACGAAACCTTCTCATCTAGCAGCGTTGTAATTTCCACTTCCATCTTGTCAAGGAGATCCTTGACCTTTGCGCGATACCTGGCAATGATATCATCTGTATCTACAGTCTCCTGGGTAGGATTGAAGACATTTCCATTTCGCTGACAATACACGCAATCACTCGTATTCTGCTCAGTTGCAGAGTGACTGTGAATAACACCAGGAACCATCATTGCAAGTTGAAGATGGTTCAGCTTCCGCTTGAGAGCATACTCGCTAATGACGTGAACGGCTGCCTCGGAGCAAGAGATCTCAGCAAAGGTGTTCATGTTTTCTACTTCTCAAATAATGAGAGTGTTTATATTTTGGTTATGACGATATGACAGCATATCGACGTTTGGTTAGTGTAGTAAAATGTATGTCTCATTACAATATGATGCGCATCACCAGAAAAGGGGCATCTATCCCTATTTCTGATGTCACGGCAGATGAAAAAAGGTTGATAAATCGTGAACTGATTGTGTCCCCTGTTACTCTTAACGATGCGTTTCCAAAGAAATTCAGGGTGTTTCGCACAGATGACAAGAACATCTATCTCCCGCGGTTCTGGGCGCTTGAGAATATTAAACGCAAAGTGGTAAATGAGTTTGGAGATGTTCAACCAATGAATCCAAACGCAAAGTTTGAAGGAACTCTTCGGAAGGAGCTTGAACAAGACAAGGCAACAGATGCTCTGTTGAAAGCACTTCGCGAAAAGGGTGGTGGCGTGCTGTCACTAGATACCGGATTTGGCAAGACAATTAGTAGCATATACACGGCGGCAACACTTGGAGTAAAAACGCTTATTTTGGTTCACAAGGAGTTTTTGGCAGAGCAGTTTGAAGAAAGCATCAATCGCTTTGTTCCGAACGCGACAGTCTCGAGAATCCGAGGACCCGTTTGCGACACTTCTGGAGATTTTGTCATCTGCATGATCCAAACACTCCTTAGTCGGAAGTATGATTGCTTTGATGGTTTTGGAACGCTGATCTTGGATGAAGCGCATCATGTGGCAGCTGAATCATTCACCTCGGCAATGTTCTCAACTTCTTTCAAGCACGTCATTGCTTTGACAGCAACGCCTACACGAAAAGATGGTCTCACGCGCGTACTTTATTGGCTCTTTGGAGACCTCGCGTACGAAGCTCGGCGCACCAACCAACAGGGAGTCACCGTGAAACTTCTTCCGTTCACGCATCAAGAATACAAAACACCCCCGCCTTTGAATAGACGTGGAGACATCTGCTACTCTTCGCTCATTTCCAAGATTTGCGACATCCGCGAACGCACGCAGTTTATTGCCGAGAAGGCCAAGAAGCTTGCGGATATGGGAAAGTTTGTGCTTGTGTTGTCACATAGACGGCAACATGCAACTGACATATGCAATGAGCTGAAGAGTTTAGGAGTAGATGCTGCCACATATCTTGGAGGTGACAAGTCTGAGCCTGACTGCCAAGTAATTTGTGCAACATATGCTCTTGCCTCTGAAGGATATGATAATCCGCGTCTCAGTGGCATTGTCCTTGCAACGCCCTCGAGCGATGTTGTGCAGGCAGTTGGTCGTGTTTTACGAGGAGGATCTGGATCAGCCCCGATAATTTGTGACATTGTAGATCAATACTCATTGTTCCTCGGTCAGTTAGCCAAGCGACGCGCGTGGTATCGCCGTATTGGGTTTAAAATTCACGGAGCTCAAGAACCCGAACCAAAAAATATAGAAGAACAACTTGGTGCTATGTTTATAGATGATGAAGACTGATTTAAAATGATAATGTAATCATTTAAAAACGTGTAATTAAGAGTTAATTATGCTTATTCGTAGTTCTCAAAGTCATCATCTGATTCTTCACTGCCCATTAGAGGCTGCTCCTCAGGAGCAGAGGCGCCCACGACCTCGGTTTCAAGGTCGTTTAACCCCTGCTGCACTTCCTGAGCGTAACCAGGAGTGAGAGTGCTCATCATGGGGGCGTCATCATTTTCACGGTCCAGACCCTGCTGTACTGATTTAGCAAACTGTGCGGCTGACTGGGCGCCCTTAAGCACCTCGTTCTCGGAGTCCTTGCTGCTGAACTTCTTCCACAGGAAGAATGCGATGGCTGCTACTACAAGTACTGCAACACCTATGATCACTGGCTTGGGCACTGTAGAAATGAGCTCCTGAATTTTCTCCATCATGATATGTTTTGTTATATTTACATAATGTTTTATTTTAGTCAGAATTTTACGCAAGCAGATTATTCGTCGTCGGTGTAGTAGTAGTCGTCTTCATCGAAGAAGTCTTCATCCTCGGAGTTGCCGAATGCCATAGATGTCTGGTAGTCTTCAAATGCTTCCATCTCATCATCATATGTCATGTACTTCTCATTCAGTTCCTTCTGCAGCTCCTCATTGTCACTGGGGCTCTCCTCAACAAACTCCTCGAACAGGTACTCCTCAGCATGAGAGATGTAAGAAGGCATAGTTGTTGTTTTTTTGGGTTTTTGGGTTTTTGATTGGTTGTAGCTATGGTGGGGTTGGAAGGTGTGAGTAAGTGATTTGTATGTTGCAGAGTTGTCCTTTTATGCTTTCTTGGAGATACCAGGGTCAAATGACGCATCCGGGGACAAACAACAACCCCTGGGACAATTGACGCATATGAAATGTATGCTTTGCCAGGGTCAAACGACACTCGCCAATAGTCTATAAGAGGTGCTCTTCGTGGTCTTTTATCTACCAACCAAACAACCAACAAAGCCCCAAACAACCAAACAATCATGGCCAACATCGACAACTCCATCGCTCGTTTCTCCGCCTCTATGACGGAAATTAACGCAGCAAAGAGGCACACTGTTGTCATCGACCTGCCAGTTCGCAAGGCGGTCGCTGGAAAGACCACCAAGGTGGTTATCAAGAAGGCCCCTGGTGAGACCACCCAGGCACCCAAGCCCAAGCCCGCGCCCAAGCCCGCCCAGACCACTGAGCGCAAGGAATATGTGATGCCGGCAAAGAAGACTGTTAAGAAGACCAGCAAGCTCGGAAAGCTTGTGAGCGGCAAGAAAGTTTTTGACTTTTCTCATTAAAAAAATAACCGGATATTACAATGTGGAAACTCTTGCTTATCATTATTCTGATTGCCCTTACATTTTGGTATGTAAAAAGGAAGGAAACCATTGAGAAAAGCAAAGGCAGGGACAGGACAGGAGAGCTCTTGGAAGACAAACACATAAAGGACACTTTTGGAAAGGACATCCTTGATTTAGAGTGCTCGAGGATAATGAAACAACTTACCTGAAAATAACGCGGCTTAGAACGTTCACAGCGAGAACTATGCACACTGTATTACGTGTTTTCTTGTTGAGGGTATTCATTTCGCGTTCGAATGATTCACGCATCAGCTGCATCTCGCGCGTGAGGTTGTCTCCATGGTATTTCATCTCCTTGTTGATGTTGGAGCCCTGGTCGTCAATCACCGTGCTGGCTATCTCAATTTCCTTCGCGATGCTCTTGCCGTGTTTGTCAATCTCGCTTGGGATGCGACCAATTTGTGCCGGGAATCCAATGATATTGTTCATTTATCTATGTGTTTATTATTTTACTTATGTTTTCACGTGTATATAGTTTTGTCGATATAAGTTTATATCGACGTTTTGGAGTTTGCAGCCTTCCTGTTGTTATACTTTATATTGATGTCCGACAACTCTACAACAGATGATGGGGGTTTACGCACACGTATCCTTTCTTCTGTGTTGAATATGCGGTATGATAGCACGAGGTCTGCAAGATCTTCTCCATCTGGTAATTCGCCAAGGACTTTTTGAATTCTCTTCTCGGTGAGATTGAGATCCAATTCCCGCATTTTTTTCTCAATCCTGTCACGGAGTTCCTTTGCATCAGCGTTTGCAATTTCCTCAACATTCTTCGACAGCATCTTGGCAGGAGGCTTTTTTGAATATTTTTTTACAAATGATGTTGTTCCCGCAAATACCCTGTCAATGTCCTTTTTAGGGACATTGTAGTGCTCAAGCCAAGACTTTGCAAACTCAAAACATTTAGACACATTCCATGTGTAATGGATTACGGGTCTCAGTACCATTTATATTATACAATCTTTTTTATATCGACAAACTTGAAATATAAAGGATTTTATATATAGCATTTCTAATGTCTGTCATTCAGCCACCCTCAGACGTCGGTCCCATCCACGAGAAGGTGCTCAAACTTTATGAGCGACCTCAATATGCTCAGCGAACACCTGCATGGTATGAGATCCGTCGTGGCCTTATCACTGCTTCAGAGGCTGCCGCTGCTTTGGGTATCAAACCCTTTGCAGGGTTCAAGGGGTCTCCGAGGGAAGAGCTAATGCTTACAAAACTTAACAAGCCCAAAAGCTTTTCTGGCATGGCTATGCAACACGGCATTCACTATGAAAACGAAGCATGTGATTATGCCATGAACATTTTAGGAAAGACCAACCTGGAGTTTGGTCTCATTGTTCATGCAGAACTCCCTTGGCTTGCTGCTTCTCCGGATGGTATCACGACCGATGGGTTGTGTGTGGAGATCAAATGTCCTCTCAGACGCAAGATCGTTCCTGGCGAAGTGCCGCACCATTATTTTCCACAATTGCAGATTCAAATGGAAGTATGCAATATTGACGAGACTTTGTTTATCCAGTACAAACCGAATCACATGACCGAAGGAGGAGATCCATATGTGGATATCACAAGGGTAGCGCGCGACCGCGAGTGGTTTGTCAAGCACAGGGGTGCTCTGCAAAATTTCTGGGAGGAGATGGAAGAGCGAAGAATTTTGCACATCCAAGTCGACGGAAAGGCAGATGAGAATGTCCTAGAAATTGCCGATGATTTGTATGACATTCCTCGAGAATACGTTAGAGAGACTGAGGATCTCTCAGAAGAAGATGATGCAACTCCGTGTGGAATTGCAGATAAACTATATGACACTCGGAAAACATATGTCCGTCAATTTGATAATATTTAAAAAAAAATATTTGTTATCGTAAATGATAGATCTTAACCACGCTGGTATCCGTGTCCTTGTTGGCGTCGTCGTCATCATTCTCGGGTTCATGCTCTTGAAATACATGAGTGTAGATGGCGAGGAAACTATAACTGAGTATGCGGCCCCCGTACCCAAACGCCCAATTGGCATCCTCAAGAACCCCAACAAAGTGATAAAGAAGATTGAGATGAAGTCTTTGGATAACAAGCAATCTTGGGCACCATCTCCCGTGGATGCAACAATGAGCCCACACGGGGAATGGGATACCAACCGGTTCCCGGACACTTTTGTGACCAACGTGGCAAGCGGTTTCCCTGAGAATGACGAGGGTGCAAGCGCAGCTCGTCCCACCAAGTGGACACCACCAACCCCTTCTAACTTTTCGGTGCCAGATCTGACCATGAAAGGCGAGCTAGGTCCTATGGCAGGACCTCCTGTCGGTTATGAAGACACTTTCAGCGGGGAGCCCGGTTTTGCTGAGTTTTAATCGTTCTTTTTCAGGTAATTCAGCATTGCGTTGTAACCAACCTTAAAACTTTTTTTTAGTTTCCTCGGGTTTCTAAAATCAAGCACAGACAAGTCACCAACATCTATAGAAAACACATTGGCGTCTTTTGAATACTTATCC